CCAGGCCCTGCAGGTCGCACGCAAGGGAAACTGATCGAGGCGGTGGGGGCCCTGTACTGGCGGGCCCCCACCGAGTCCGAGCTGATGCAGCTTGGATTGAAAGCCAAGCATTTTCCGCCGCCACGGGTTGAGCTGTGGCCGGAGTGCGTGCTTCCCATCGAGATCTTTTCGCGGGTCTCCACCCAGTGGCGCGTTGGCGCGGGTGGCCCGATCGGCTTGGACTACAACGTGGTCTACCAGGAGCTGCAGCGCGAGGCACTCATGCCTGACAAGCACGATGAAGTGATGGCGGGGATCCGCATCATCGAGCGTGCAGCTCTGGCGCACATGCAACAGCACTAAGCCGCCATCGGCACCTGTCGATGGCTCCATCATGGCCCCGCCAACGCGCGGGGCCTCCTTCATGCCAGGAGAACTTCATGAGCGATACAACGCTCAGTGACTCGGCTGCCGCTGTCAAGGTCAGCGCGATCGTCGCCTCCGCCGCACAAGCGGCAACGCAGAGCGTGAGCCAGCTCGCCACGGCTGCACAGCAGCTGCCCGTCCAGCTCACCCAAGCCACGGTGCTGCACCAGGCACTGAATACTGTCATGAGCAGCAGTGTTTCCATGATGAACACATTGGTGCAGCAACTGACCGCAACGGCAATGAAAGCGGCCGCCACGCAGGCAGCCATCGAGAGCCGACAGGCCAACCCCATGAGCATGGGCGCGCTGGGCGTCGCGCCGTTTGCTTCGATCAGCGTACCCGACTTCGTTGAAAAGCAGCGGAAGTACGGTAGTGGAATGCTCAACGGAGTGCCCCTGCTTCCGCCCGAGAAGAAAGAAGCGACTGAAAAAGAAGACAAGAAGACGGGCTTTGCCGGTGCAGGAAAAGGCGTGGAGGCTGCGTTTGACAGCTATCTCAGCAAAGCTGAAGACACTGCGACAACGACGAAGGCGGCCTTCGACAAGGCCTTTGCCGGCGCCGAGACGGCGCTCTACAAGTTCGTGACCACGGGCAAGTCCGGCTTCCGCGACCTCACCAAGGCCATCATTGCCGATCTCGAACGCATTGCCCTGCAGCAGGCGATCGTATGGGGGGTGAAAACCATTGCCAGCTTCTTTGGCGGCGCCAGCCCAGCACCCAGTTCAAGCTTTGCGAGTGGGTTCGGCAACAACACCGGCTGGCTGAGCAGCGGCAACATGACACCCAATGCACTCGGTGGCGTCTATGCATCGCCCAGCCTTTCCGCCTACTCCGGCGGTATCTACAACACCCCACAGCTGTTCGCATTCGCCAAGGGCGCCGGCGTGTTCGGTGAAGCGGGGCCTGAAGCGATCATGCCGCTGCAGCGCGGGCCCGATGGCCGCCTGGGAGTGGCGGCACACGGTGCCGGCGGCGGTGGCGGGGTGGGAGTCAATATCCGCATCGACAACAACGGTGGCAAGGAAGTCACCAGCAACGAAAGCATGCTGCAGCAGTTCGGCAACGAGATCGGCCAGTTCGTGGAGCGAAAATACCGTGATCTGCAGATGCGTGACATGAAGGCTGGCGGCGTCCTCAGCAGGAGTGCAGCACGATGACCGACACCTTTACCTGGGCAGCAACCAGCCAGAGCACTGGCACCACCACTGCCACCGTCAAGCGCGCGCGCTTCGGCGATGGATACGCACAAGCCGCGCCGGATGGGCTCAATGCCCGCCTGCGCAGCTACCAGCTGCAGTTCGTCGGTAATCGCAGCACGATCAACGAGATCGTTGCGTTCCTGGATGGCCATGTGGGCCAGAGTTTCTTCTGGCGGGGCCCGCTGGGCACCGGTCTGTATGGCTGCGACACCTATACCGACAGCCATCTGGGTGGATCGGTGTTCAGCATCACTGCGACGTTCGAACAGACGTATCAGCCGTAGGAGCGGACATGGATCTTCAGCAGATCGACCTGGACACCATCCAGCCCAACGGCAAGCGGGGCGAAACGCAGCGCCCCGCTTTCACCAAGATCAACCAGAATTTCAAGGAAGTGGCCTTGGCGGTGGATGCAGTACCCGAGGCAGTCGCACGTGCGGTCTCGGGAAGAAATCGCCTGATCAATGGCAATTTCGACTGCTGGCAGCGGGGTGCCAGCTTCAACACATCGGGAAGGTACACGGCCGATCGCTGGTTCCTTCAGATGCAGGGCATCGCCGATCCGGTATTCAGGCGGAACCCCACGGCTATGGGGGACAACAATTTTCCCCGGAGCAAGTACACGCTGTCCGTCAGCTCGAGTGGAAACACCGACGCAGAGAGACATTTCTTCGTGTTCGAGCAACGTGTGGAGGACGTGCGAACCTTCGCCGATACCCCAAGCACGGTGTCCTTCCTGGTATTCAATGCAGGTGCGGGGGGGCGCAGGATCGCACTGGAGTTCGCGCAGACCTTCGGCGCAACGGGGAGCGCTCCGGTACTCGCCGTTGCACCTGAGATTTTCGAGCTCGCTCCTGGCCTGAACAGAATCCGCAAGACAGTGACGCTGCCCTCCATCTCGGGAAGAACACTATCTGATGAAGGTGCCGCCGTGATGTGCGTGTGGGTATCTGCGGGCACGCAGTTTGCCAACCGCACCGCCGGCCTTGGTGCGCAGCATGGCCAGGTCTACTTCGGAGAATTCCAGTGGGAGCGCGGCGCTACGGCCACGGCTTTCGAGTGGCGTCCGCTGGACGAAGAAGTGCAGCGTTGTCGGCGCTACTACCAGGCCGATGCCACGGGTTCCTACTTTGACGGCGGAGTTCGCTTCAACGCCGGTGTCGGCCTCATCCGTGGTGACAACAAGGTGTACCTGATCTATCCATTCAGCCAGCGGATGCGGACCATCCCCACGGTCGGATTCTCAAACCTGCCGCAGTGGCGACTCCTTACGGGATCGGGGCGACGAGCCTGACGGCGCTCAACGCGGTCGAAGTGTCTTCGACGAGGATGACCATCATCGGGTCCTTGAACGAAGCCGCTGCCGGTCAGGCCGGCATCCTGCAGAGCGCAGACTCCGCCGACGCGGGTACCGGAATCATCCTGGACGCGGAAATCTGAGATCCGCGAGCACCGCTGCGGAATGCGCCGCTTGGTGCAATCCCCGAAAAGACAAGGAAACAGCAGAAATGTCACGACGAATCATCGACCTCGATTCCATTCAACCGAATGGAAAGCGGGGTGAAACACAGCGCCCGGCCTTCACCAAGATCAACGAGAACTTCGCAGAGGTCTACGATGCCCTGGCCGCGGTGGAAAAGCTTCCAGAGACGGTGGACCACGCGATCAGTGGGCGGTTGCCCGGGCGCAATCTCTTCATCAATGGCGGCCTGCAGTTCTGGCAGCGTCGCACTTCTGGACGTGTCGGCAGCGGCTCGGGAACACTGGGTGCAGAAACGCTCTTTGCTGATCGCTTCTCCAACTCCGCGTTGAGCTGCAGTCATGACATCCAGCGTGTACCGTACGAGGGACAGTTGGGCTATCCCGAAGACACCCGCGCCATCCTCGTGTGCACGGTATCCGGTGCAGTCGCCAACAGCGGCGCCTGGATGGGCCAGAGAATCGAAGGTGTGCGAAGCGCCAGCGGCGCCGTCACGATCTCGGTCTGGGCGAACAGCGACGTAGCCGGGCGCAAGGTGGGTGTGCGTGTCATCCAGGACTTTGGAACCGGTGGGACGCCTTCGCCTCAGGTTTCCACCGAGGCGGGCGTCCTCACGTTGAGCACTGGAGCGTCGCGTCAGTCACTCACCGTGACGTTGCCGAGTACGAAAGGGAAGAAGCTGGGAACCAACGGCAACGACCACATTTACGTGGTCTTCGATCTATGCGCCGGTGGATATGGCGGGGCGTTGGCAGGCCAGAATGGATCCTTCGGCTTTACCCAGTTCCAGGTCGAACCTGGGCTCAATGCAACGAACTTCGACTGGCGGCCGCCCGGCGTGGAGCTGGCCCTGTGCCAGCGCTACTACGAGAAGAGCTACAACCTGGATGTCCCGCCCAATACGCCGCACAACGAAGGACGCGAGGCATTCTCGTTGAACAACCCGGGGGTTGCCCACTACCAGAGCGTGCGCTTCCTGGTGGCAAAACGTGCGCACCCCTACGTGATGATCATTTCGGCTGATACCACCCAGCAGGATGGACACATCGCCGAGGACAACATCTCCCGTGTTCCCTGCGTAGTGAACTACGCCTCGCCATCCAGCTATGAAGTGAGTTGGTCGAACAACCCGGGCCGATGGGGCGGGTGGTGGCATTGGTGGGCCGATGCTGAGTTCTGATCCGTAGCGGTCTCTCACCAGAACAATAGGACCCCGACATGGCAAGAAAGATTATCGACCTCGACACCATTCAGGCGAATGGTAAACGGGGTGAAACACAGCGCCCGGCTTTTACCAAGATCAACGAGAACTTCGCCGAGGTGTATGGCGCTTTGGGGAGCGTTGCAACCATCGTGGAGGACGTCGAACAACTGAAGACGGAGATCCAGGCAGAAGCAGACCAAGCAAAGGTGGAGGTGCAATCGGCCATCGCAGCTCTTCCGTCCGCCGTCGACAACGCCATCCATGGGCGCATTCCCGGCAAGAACCGACTCATCAATGGCAACTTCGACTTCTGGACAAGAGGAACGCCGGTGATGCAGACCGGCTATGGCCCGGATCGATGGTTCGTTCAGATTGGATCGATGGTCGATGCTGGCCTTTTTGCAAACAACAACGTGCCGGGGGACGGTGTATTCGGCGATGCGCGTCTCTCGATGGGTGCAAATTCGACCGGCAACAGCGATGCGTTCGGGCACTACTTCGTGTTCGAACAGCGGGTTGAGAATGTCCGTACGTTCGCTGGTGTACTCAGCACTGTCTCCTTCACCGTCTACAACTCCGGAGCGGCCGGGAGGAAAATCGCAGTGGAGTTTCTGCAGAATTTCGGCACCGGCGGCTCTGAAACAGCCTTGGGACTGGACGCAGAGGTCTTCAGCCTGGATGTGGGTATCAACCGCATCAGCAAGACGACCACGCTACCGTCGGTCTCCGGTAAGACAGTGGCGAGCACGAATCACTATGCGGCAGTTGCCGTGTGGCTGTCATCCGGCAGCGGATTCGACGTCCGGAACGCTGCACTCGGGGCGCAGTCAGGGCAGTTGTTCTTCGGCCAGTTCCAATGGGAGGAGGGAGGTACCGCAACTGGCTATGACACCAGGCTTCTGTCCCATGAAGCAGCCCTGTGTGGCTGGTACGCGCAGCGCATCGACATCAATGCGGGGGATGCTTTCTCAGTATGTACGGCCCTGGGGCAGTTTGACTGCGTAGGCCAGTTGGCATTCCAACCGATGCGCAGCAAACCCTCGGCGCGGACCCTTGGCAACGGTGTGAACATGACCGGATTTGGCATCAACGGGGGCAACGCTCCCGGCTCGTCCTTCAACGTCATCCCGGTTTCAGTATCGAGCGCAGCGATTACGGCCGGGGTTGCAACGGGTGGCATGTCACCAAATGCATCGGGCTACGTCGCACCAAAGACCGGTGGGATCAGCATCATCTTCGAGGCGGAGATCTGACACCAAACACCGTTCATATTGGCCAAAGCGCCAGGGCCAGCCGCAGTGGCGGTCATTCAGAATCAGGAACACAGCAATGGCAATGAAAATCATCGACCTCGATACCATTCAAGCGAATGGTAAGCGAGGGGAAACGCAGCGCCCGGCGTTTACCAAGGTCAACGACAACTTCGCCGACGTCTACGCAGGCCTGGACGGCGTACAAGCCGCCGTGGACGGCCTGGAAAGCCGAATGGCAGGCCGCAACCGCCTTATCAACGGTGACTTCCGGGTCTGGCAAAGGGGTACGGCGTTTTCCGCATCTACCGGTGCCCGTCCTACCGCCGATCGCTGGCTGATGAACGCGCACGCGACCACTCTCTCTGCATCGCGCGACGACATTGCGGCAGGCGGTGGTGCGGCGGGAAGGCTGATTGCAGGTTCCCGTCACCTGCTGAAGCTCGTCGTCGAAAGTGTTGCCGGCGCCGACAGCATGGCACTGGTGCAGCAGCGCATCGAAGACGTGCGTACGTTCGCGGGAAAGCGGGTCACCGTCAGCTTCAAGGCGAGGGCCACGGTCGACAACTTCAAGGTGGGCCTGGAATTCCAGCAGTCGTTCGGCACCGGCGGCTCAACGGCAAGGGACAGCATCGGCGGCGGCGTCACGCTCGATACGATGTGGCGCTGGCACCAGTTGACCGTGGATGTGCCTGGCATCGCAGGGCAGACCCTGGGCGCCGACAGCTATCTACAGCTCAGTCTGTGGATGGACGCGGGCGCGAACTTCGCCGGTCGCGCGTTCGGGGCGGGACAGAAGAGTGGCTTGGTCTATCTGGCTGAAATGCAGGTCGAGGAGGGTGACACCGCGACCGATTTCGATCGCCGGCCCGAAGCGCTTGAACTGTTGCTGTGCCAGCGCTACTACGAAACAGTTGATGTGAACCGGATCCTGGGAATCACCTACACCGCCAACGGCGATTCGCGCGCCTGCATCCCGTTCAAGGTACGCAAGCGCGTGGCACCCAGGATCACCTCGCCCTCCACCGCGCTCAACCTGGTGGGCTTCGGCTCCGAAGGCAGTCTCATCAACTTCAACGGCGGCGATCCGGGCTGGCAGTCCACCGTGGACGCGGCCGTGTTGTCCTCGATGTCCAACAGCATGCAGCAGTACGGAGCGGTCGTGGTGTGGTCGACCACCTCCCAGGTCCTGGTGCACGCAGACGCGGAGCTCTGAGCCATGAGCACAATCACGACCGAAACCGGCCGCGTCAGCGGCTTCACCACCAATGCGTCACTGCGCCCCGGACACCGTGTGATCGTGCCCTGCGGTCAGCCGTCCCATCCCGTACCGCCTTATCCCGCCATCGCCCAGGAGCGCACCTCATGATCACCGCCGATGCCCAGCAACTCGAGCCGGGTGGCCGCATTACCGTCTTCGAACTGGACGCCAGCAGTTTCGGTGCCGACCAGCTGTTCTTCCACGCGCACCTGCAGAGCGGTGTGATCATCTGGCAGGGGCAGGAGTACGGCCCCTGGCCGATCGAAGCCAGCGGCTTTGAACGAACCAGCGACCAGCCGCCGAACCCGAAACTCCGGGTCAGCAACATCGATGGCCGCATCACCGCGATGTGCCTGCTGTTCGATGATCTGGTCGGCGCCCGTGTCATTCGCCGGCAGACGCTCGCCAAGTACCTGGATGCAGCCAACTTCGAAGAGGGCAATTCCAGCGCCGATCCGGCAGAACACTTCCCCGACGAGGTCTGGTTCATCGAGCGCAAGGTCGGTGAGGACAAGCAGACGGTGGAGTTCGAACTGACCACCGCCATCGACCTCAATGGTGAGCAGTTGCCTGGTCGGCAGATCATCGCCGGCATGTGTGGCTGGCTGGTGCGGGGTGGCTACCGCGGCCCTTACTGCGGCTACAACGGGCCGGCGGTTGCCGATGGCGACGACGTGGCCACCGATGACCCGGCCCGCGACCAGTGCGGGGGCCGTGTGCGCAGCTGCAAGATGCGTTTCGGCCAGGACAAACCCTTGCCCTACGGCGGCTTTCCCGCCGCTGGCCTGCTTCGTTCCTGATCCCGCTCTCCGACTTTCCACTTCAAGGCCCGCTTGCGCGGGCTTTTTTCATGGGTGAAACATGCAACCAACAACCCTGCAGGCCATCCAGGCACATGCCGTGGCCGAGTACCCGCGCGAGTGCTGCGGGCTGATCGTGGCCATCGAAGGCCACGAGCACTATCTGCCGTGCCGCAATCTCGCGGGCACACCCAGTGAACACTTCCGCCTGCCGGCCGAGGACTATGCCGTGGCCGAAGACAAGGGCGAGGTGCTGGCCTTGGTGCACAGCCATCCGGACGCAGCTGCCACACCGTCCGACGCGGATCGGGTGATGTGCGAGCACAGTGGCCTGACCTGGCACATCGTCAGCGTCGGTCAGGTGGATGGCGAGGCACCCGAATGCGGTGACCTGCAGACCATCCAGCCGAACGGCTATGTTGCGCCGCTGGTCGGCCGCCAGTTCGCCCACGGCGTGCTGGACTGCTACAGCCTGGTGCGCGACTTCCATGCGCGCGAACTAGGCATTTCCTTGTCCGACTACACCCGCGACGACGACTGGTGGGACAAGGGCCAGGACCTGTACAGCCTTGAACGACTGCATGCGGAAGGCTTCGACCTGATCGAAGGCGAACCGCGGCGTGGCGACATGATCCTGATGCAGATCCGCTCGCCGGTGACCAATCACGCCGGCGTCTACCTGGGCAACGGGCAGATGCTGCATCACCTGCACGGTCGTCTTTCCGAGTCCGTGCCCTACGGCGGCATGTGGGCCGAGCGCACCCGTTGCATCGTCCGCCATCGCGAGGTGCGCCATGACTGACCGTCTTCGTACCATCCGCCTGTACGGCAAGCTGGGCGCGCGCTTCGGGCGCAAGTTCCGGCTGGCGGTGAACAGCCCGGCCGAGGCCGTGCATGCCCTATGCGTGATGCTGCCTGGCTTTCAGCAGTACCTGATGGGCGCAAAGGCCAAGGGCATGGAGTTTGCCGTGTTCCTTGGGCGTCAGAACCTCACTAAGGAACAGCTGCACGACCCGCCAGGCGCTGACGACATTCGGATAGCGCCGGTGCTGGTTGGGTCGAAGCGCGGCGGTATTCTCCAGACGATTCTGGGCATAGTCCTCATCGTGGTCGGTGTGTGGACCCAGAACTATCAGCTCGTCGTTCAGGGGGGGGTCATGGTGCTGGGGGGCGTTTCCCAGATGCTCTCCCCGCAGCCAAAAGGCCTGGGCGCAAAAGACAGCCCCGACAACGCTCCCAGCTACAGCATGAACGGCACCGTCAACACCCAGGCGCAAGGCAATCCTGTCCCGGTGGCCTACGGCGGCCATGACAAGAAAGGCATGTTCATCGGCTCGGCCGTGATCAGCGGCGGCATCCTGGCGGAGGACCAGTTTTGAACCAGATCATTCATTCCGCACAGCGTGAGCGCAGGGCACCCATACCCACACTGGTGGGTGCAAAGAAGGGCGCCAGCAATGCACGCACGCCGGTGGAAACGCCGGACAGCCTGCACTCGATGGCGGTTGCCCGCATCATCGACCTGGCCAGTGAAGGCGAGATCCGCGGCCTGGTAGCGGGCAAGCAGTCCATCTACCTGGACCAGGTACCGATCGAGAATCCGGACGGCACGCTGAATTTCTCCGGCGTGGACGTGCAGACGCGCTCAGGCACCCAGGATCAGGAGCACATCAGCGGCTTCCCCTCGATCGAGAACGAAGTCGGCGTCAACGTCGAACTGCGCAGCGACGCGCCGGTGGTTCGCACCGTGTCCGGTGCCGATCTGTCGGCGGTGCGCATCCGCTTTGCGGTGCCCGCGCTGCAGAAGACCAACACCGAAAACGGTGATACCGAGGGCTATCGCATCATGTATGCGGTGGACCTGTCCACCGACGGCGGCCCGTTCAGCACCGTGCTGAACGACGCTTTCAGTGGCAAGACCACCAGCCAGTACGAACGCAGCCGCCGCATCGATCTTCCGGCAGGCAGCCAGTGGCAGGTGCGCATCCGACGGCTGACCGCGAACGCCAACAGCAGCACCATCGCCGATACCGTCAACGTGCTGTCGATGACCGAGATCATCGATGCCAAGCTGCGCTATCCCAACTGCGCGCTGGCGGCGGTGCAGGTCGACGCCAGCCAGTTCCAGAACATTCCCACGCGCTCGTATCAGCTGTGGGGGCGCATCGTACGCATTCCGTCCAACTATGACCCGCTCACCCGCGTCTACAGCGGTGTGTGGGATGGCACCTTCAAGAGCGGCTGGACCAACAATCCGGCGTGGGTGTTCTTCGACATCGTCACCAACGATCGCTTCGGCCTGGGTCATCGCATCCCGCTGGACTGGGTGGACAAGTGGCGCCTCTACCAGATCGCCCGCTACTGCGACGAACTGGTCAGCGATGGCCAGGGCGGCAGGGAGCCGCGATTCACCTGCAGCCTGTACCTGCAGACCCGCGCTGAGGCATACAGGGTGCTGCAGGACATCGCCACCATGTTCCGTGGCATCAGCTTCTATGCAGCCGGCCAGGTCATGGCTTCGGCCGACATGCCCAAGGACCCGCTGCTGACGTACAGCCAGGCCAATGTCATCGAGGGTCGCTTCCACTATGCAGGCAGCAGCCGCACGGCGCGGCACACCGTCGCTCTGGTGTCCTGGATCGATCCGGATGATTTCGGCCGGCAGAAGGTCGAAGTGGTGCAGCACCTGCCGGGTGTCGCCCGCTATGGCATCAACCAGACCGAAGTGACGGCGGTGGGTTGCCATTCGCGTTCGCAGGCGCAGCGCGTGGGCAACCACATCCTGCACACCGAGATGCTGGAAACCGAGACGATCAGCTTCTCGGTGGGGCTGGATGCCCTGGGTTGCATGCCCGGCGACATCATCCAGGTGGCCGACCCGAACCGCGCCGGTCGCCGCAATGCAGGGCGCATCCGCAGCGCGGGTGCGCGCACCTTGGTGCTGGACCAGCCGCCGGAGAAGATTGAAGCCGGTGATACCCTGCGTGCGACGCTGCCCAATGGGCATTCCGAAGCACGTACCGTGCAGTCGGTTGATGGCGAGACGGTCACCGTCACCGCGCCGTGGTCGGCAGTACCGGTCGCGCAGTCGGTCTGGGCACTGGAGTCGCCGGAGCTGGCGCTGCAGCAGTACCGCGTGCTGTCGATCAGTGAAGGCGAAGAGCTGACCTACCAGATCACCGCGCTCAAGCATGTGCCGGGCAAGTACGCCGCCATCGACGATGGCACGCGCCTGGAGCAGCCACCGATCAGCATCGTGCCACCCAGCCTGCAGCCGCCGCCAGCGAACGTGCGGATGGCCTCGCATGTGGTCGTCGACCAGGGTATCGCCACTTCCGTACTCACCATCGAGTGGGACGCGGCGGACAAGGCGATTGCCTATGACGTGGAATGGCGTCGTGGTGATCTCAACTGGGTCCGTGCCGGCCGCGTGGGTACGCAGAGCCTGGAAGTGCGCGGCATCTACGCCGGCCAGTACCTGGCCCGGGTTCGTGCAGTCAATGCGCTGGGAGCGGTGTCGCAGCCGATGGTCAGCGCGCTGACGACGATTGAGGGCAAGACCACGCCACCGCCAGCGCTGTCTTCGCTCACGGTCCGCAGTCGCGTTTTCGGCATCGAGCTGGACTGGCAGTTCCCTGTTGGTGCTACCGATACCGAGCGTACCGAGCTCTGGTACAGCACCAGTCCTGACCGTGCAGCGGCCATCAAACTCGGTGACTTTGCCTATCCGCAGGCACGGCACCAGATGAATGGCCTGGCGGCCGGCGCACGTTTCTGGTTCTGGGGTCGCCTGGTTGATCGCAGCGGCAACATAGGTCCATGGCACCCGGTGGGCGCTGGCGTACTGGGAGAGTCCAGCAGCAACCAGGCGGACTATGACGCCTACTTCGCCGGTCGCATCAACGAAAGTGCACTTGGCCAGCAACTGCAGCAGAAGATCGAGCGCGTCAGCGAGGTGCTGCCGCTGGTCTGGGATGCGGAGGCGACCTATACCGCGGGCCAGACCGTCATCCATGACGGCCGGATCTGGAGCTGGCAGGACACTGCAGCGGGCAACGAAACGCCGCCGGGCACGCATTGGAAGGATGTGGGCGATGCGATCGCCGATGCCGGTGCCATTGTCGGTCGGGTCGATCAGCTTGAGATGGATGTCACCGAGGTCGATGGCAAGGTGGCTGCGCAGGGGCAGAAAGTCGATGGCCTGTTCGCCCAGGTCAGCGACCACAGTGCGGGCGAGGAGGACTACAACGTCGGTGAGAACGACGTTACCGCCGGCGCCATCACCGTCTACAGCGTGATGGCCGAAAAGGACGCGGCGCTGGCCAAGCGCGTGGACACGGTTGAAGCCTCCATCGATGGCGTACCTGGCAAGATCGAAGGCGTCAGCGCGGCCGTGCAGCAGGTCTCGCAGGCCGTGGTGAATCTGGATGGCAAGGTCAGCGCGACCTATACGGTCAAGGCGCAGATCAGCAGTGCAGGTCAGATCTACATGGCCGGCATGGGTCTGGGCGTGGAGCAGCAGCCCGATGGCAGTTACCAGAGCCAGATCCTGATGCAGGCCGATCGCTTCGCATTGTTCAACACCAACAGTGGCCAGGTCAGTGCGCCGTTCGTGGTACAGGGCGGGCAGACCTTCATCAGCCAGGCACTGATCGGCACTGGCTGGATCCAGAACGCGATGATCGGCGATGTGATCCAGTCCAACGCCGTGGGGGCCGATGGTCAGCCCCGATGGAGACTCGACAAGAACGGCACGTTGACGATGAGCGGCCCCGAGAACGGTGGCCGCCTGACCATCAATGACAGTGTCATCCACGTTTACGACAGCAGCGGTCGCGTGCGCGTCCGCATGGGGATCTGGTGATGGCAACAGGTATGCAGATTTTCGGCCCGGATGGGCAGATGTGGTTCGACACCAATGATCGGGCCGGAAAGGTGATGGGTGGCATGACGATCACCGGCAATTCCCAGAGTCCGGTCGGCCTGGCGGGGCTGGGGCAGCCATTTGCCATTCTTCCCAGTCCGACGTCCGACAGCTGGCAGGACCAGAACGGAAATCAGTTCTCCGCCCCGAACATGGGCGTCATGTCGTTCATTGATGGGGGCAACACGCTGATGATGCGGTTCACGTTCTCACCGATCGCCAATCCCTCCACTTACATTTTCTATGGAACCTTCTGATGTCCGTCGGTCTTGAAGTCACCAACGATAGTGGCGTCCCCGTGCTGGTGAACGCGCACTCTTTCGTCTTTTTCGCTATCGCCAAGGGGACGCAGGCGGTTGCAAGCAACCCATCTGTTTATGGCGTGGGCGGATACGTCAGCCTTCCGCCTCAGAGCGTTCCGTATCTTGTGTTCATCCGCTGCAATGGCGGATCCGCGCAGGTGGCATCTTCCACGAATGGTTTTTCCTGGAACATGGCACAAGGCACCACCAGCTTTGACTGGTGGGCCTGGGGGCGTGCAACGGTCAGTGGGAGCACCGGTATGCAAGTGTTCAATCCAGATGGCTCCATTCAATGGGACATGTCCAATCGCCCTTTGCGCATAGCCGGCCTGGTCGACAAGTCCGGCGCCAGCGTGCCTAGCTTCACCGAGATGTCAACCGACAATTTGCGTCAGGGGCCCCTGTTCAACGGCCCTGGGGAAAACCTTGCCTACCTCATGTCCGACATTGGCCTTTGCCACGACATCTATGCCTTCCATGGCAGTGGTCCAACCCTGCGCGGCAACATGCGCTACCAGCCTTTCATCAATACCCCGAATAGCTCGCAGCTACGCTTGAACTACTGCCGCCGCCGGGAAAATCGACCACGATCGTTGAATGGAGCGTCCTATCAGAGCTTTGCCGGGCAGCTACCTAATTTCCTGATCGCGGCCCACACTTACTGACGCGGCCGCGCAGCCGGGCGGCCATTTGAGCCGCCCGGCCCCTTCCCGTAGACTGCGCCCCTTCCACGCTCCCCGACGACGCACTGCAGTGATCACGCCACCCTGACCCTTGCCGCCCCTCGGCAGCCGGCCCAACCGGCTCAGGAACCCGCGTCTTTCACTGCAGCGCCACGTGGCCCAGCCCGCGTGTGCGCGGAGTTTTCCCATGCAAACCTCTTATCCCCTGCGCCAGCAATGGCTCGGCAACCTCCGTGGTGATCTGCTGTCCGGCACCGTCGTCGCCCTCGCACTGATTCCCGAAGCCATCGCGTTCTCGTTGATCGCCGGCGTCGACCCCAAGGTCGGCCTGTATGCTGCTTTCTCCATTGCCGTCATCACCGCGATTGCAGGCGGCCGCCCCGGCATGATCTCTGCCGCCACCGGCGCGATGGCCCTGGTGATGGTCGACCTGGTCAAGGACCACGGCCTGCAGTACCTGTTTGCCGCCAGCATCCTGGCCGGCCTGCTGCAGGTGCTGGCCGGCGTGTTCAAGCTGGGCTCGCTGATGCGCTTCGTCTCGCGCTCGGTCATCACCGGCTTCGTCAACGCGTTGGCCATCCTGATCTTCCTGGCCCAGATGCCCGAGCTGATCGGCCGCGGCCCCACCGTGTATGTCCTGTGCGCCGCCGCGTTGGCGATCATCTACCTGCTGCCGCGCATCAACCGCGCAGTGCCTTCGCCGCTGGTGGCGATCATCGTGCTCACCGCCGTGGTCATCGGCTTTGGTATCGATGTACGCAGCGTGGGCGACATGGGCCAGCTGCCCGACAGCCTGCCGTACTTCCTCATCCCCGATGTGCCCTTCACCTGGGAAACGCTGCGCATCCTGCTGCCGGTGTCCGCCACGCTGGCGGTGGTCGGCCTGCTCGAATCGATGATGACCCTGCAGATTGTCGAGGACATCACCGAGACGCCCAGTGAGCGCAACCGCGAGTGCGTCGGCCAGGGCCTGGCCAACACGTTCACCGGTTTCCTCGGTGGCATGGCCGGCTGCGCGATGATCGGTCAGTCGGTGATCAACGTGACCTCCGGCGGTCGAGGCCGCCTGTCCTGCCTGGTGGCCGGCGTGCTGCTGCTGGTGCTGGTGGTATACGGCAGCGACCTGGTGCGGCAGATCCCGATGGCCGCACTGGTGGCGGTGATGATCATGGTCAGCATCGGCACCTTCAGCTGGCGCTCGCTGCGCGACCTGCGCACGCATCCGCGCAGCTCGTCGGCAGTGATGCTGCTGACCGTGGTGGTCACCGTGGCCTCCCACGACCTGGCCAAGGGTGTGCTCAGCGGCGTGCTGTTGTCTGCCCTGTTCTTCGCCCGCAAGGTGGGCCGCATGCTCGACGTGCAACGCGAAGACGTTGCGGACATGGACATGCAGGTCTACCGCGTGCGCGGCCAGGTATTCTTCGCCTCCGCCGGACAGCTGGGTGCGGCGTTCGACTACCAGCACGTGGCGCCGAAGGTACAGATCGACCTGCGGGAGGCCCACCTGTGGGACCTGACTGCCGTCGCCGCGCTGCAACGCGCGCAGGAAAAGCTGACCGCGCATGGCGCCGAAGTCAGTGTTGTCGGCCTCAACGCGGCCAGCCAGACGCTGATCGAACAGGTGGGGGGCAGGGGCAGCGCACATTGACCGCGCGCTCGCGGCTCCATG